CTCAATGCGACGCGCGAGAGCGCGCTCACGTGCTTTCCGCGCGTGAAGTTGGAGGAGTTGGCGTGATCATAGACGGAATGCAGGGGCTGGGCGACAACATCTACCAGCGCGCTGTCTTGCGCGAGGTGGCTGAGCCTGTGTACCTGTCAACGTCTTGGCCTCAGCTGTACAGCGATCTGCCGAATGTGCACCCGCTACGACCAGAGACGATGCTGCGCACGCAGCTGAAGAACATCAAGGCGATCGAGCCTCGCCTCTGGTCGGTTCCTCCAACGCTGCGCCACAAGGCCCGCATGACGCTTCACTATGTGAATCGCCCCGGTTCGATGCTCAGCGCGTTGGAGGCGGAGCTGGGCGTCCGCGCTAGAACTTTCGACCTGCCGCCGTTCCGCATGACGCTGGTGGGGCGCCCGTACGTCGTGGTGCGCCCGGCAACCGTCCGCGCAGAGTGGCGGGCGGACGCGCGCAACCCGGACCCCGCTTACCTCGCGGCAGCGACAGCCATTGCGTCGAAGCACTTCACGGTCATTTCGGTTGCGGACCTGTCTCCTAACCGAGAGTGGGCGCTCGATCCGCTTCCGCGTGCCGACATCACCTATCACTCCGGCGAGCTGTCTTTGGAGGCGCTGATGGGGTTGGTGCGAGGGGCGGCAGGGGTGATTGGTGGGGTTGGCTGGTTGGTGCCAGCGGCAATAGCGTACAAGGTGCCTATGCTTCTGGTTTATGGTGGGTGGGGCAGGGACAACGGTCCTGCGCGGATACTCGATCCGGCGATGGATACCAGTGTGCTTACGCAAGTTCTGCCCGATAATTTCTGCACATGCGATCGCCGCGATCATGCGTGCGACAAAAGGATTGGTGACTTCGATGTCCATGCACGAAACTGGGTTGATCGACTTCTGGCGCGCTGGAAACCTTCAGTGGTTGCCTGAGCTGGGCATTGGCTACTACCCGGTGCAGGAGCAGCCGTACGACAGCAAGTACTGGCAGCGCTATCGCGAGATGGACAACACGCCTGTCGGCGAGCAGCTGACGACGATGCGGATCGAGATGGTCGCCAAGCATTACGCCGGTCCTGTCGTGGACATCGGCATCGGCGGCGGGCGGTTCGTGCAGGATCGCGCCGACACCTATGGCTATGACGTGAACCCGCTGGCCTGCGAGTGGCTGGAGATGCAGTCGATCTTCTGGGATGTGTACAAGGTGTCATGTCGCGCCGCGACGTTCTGGGACTCGCTGGAACACATCCACCGCCCTGACATCCTTCTGAGCAACGTGCGCGAGTGGGTGTTTGTGAGCATGCCGATCTACCGCGACGGCAATCACATCCTGCGCAGCAAGCACTTCCGCAAGGACGAGCACTGCTGGTACTTCACCACGCGCGGCCTGGAGCGCTTCATGGCGCAGCTGGGCTTCCGCTGCGAGGACGCCGACAACCGCGAGCAGGACGCGGGGCGGGAAGACATCACCACATTCGCGTTCCGGAGGATCACATGAACCTTCGCGTCATCACGGCTGGGGATCAGGTCATCGACTTGGTCCGCGCTCGCGGGCATCTCAAGTTGTCTGTGTACGGCAACAGCCCGCAGACACATCCGGACGACACCCTGGTGCAGAGCCTGATCGACTCGGCGCATGAGGCGGCGGAGAAGATCACCGCGCGCAAGTTGTCCACGACGGTCATGGAGCTGCGGCGCCCGCAATTCACCAGCAAGATCGCGCTGCCTGTGTCGCCTGTTCAGTCGGTGGCCAGCGTGAAGTACCTGGATGGTGATGGGGTGGAGCAGACGCTGTCCAGCAGCTTGTGGGATTTTGTTGACGACCCGACGGATCCCGCCGTGTACGTCAGCGACTTTCCGAGCAGCGTCAAGGACATCGCGGATGCGGTGCGCGTGCGCTTCACCGCAGGCTACACCGACGAGGGCGCAAGCCCAGCGGCAACGGCGCTGCCCAGCTCCATCGTGCAGGCGATGCTGCTCATGCTTGCGCACTGGTACGAGCACCGCGAGTCGGTCAACTTCGGCAACATCGTTAGCGAGGTGCCGCAGAGCGCTGAGTTCTTGCTGCACATGCATCGCTGGGAGCTCGGCCTGTGAACATCGGAACGCTCGATCGGCCCGTGCGCGTTGAGGAGCAGGTTGTCACGCGCGACCCCGCCACCAACGAGGCGAAGGTCAGCTGGGTGACGAAGGCCACGATATGGGCGCGTGTGCTGGACATCCTGCCAAGCCAGAGCGAAGCCACGCTGTCTGTTGTTCGCATGAGCAAGAGGCCTGCCCAGGTTCGCACCCGCTACTTCAGCTGGCTCACAGCCAACATGCGGTTCGTTGTGCTCGACGACAACGATCGCCACCTCGTGCCAGTCAGCGGTCCGGCCGTGATCGGCCGCAAGGAGGGCATGGACTTCATCGCCGAGACCTACTCCACGGAGGGCCAAGGTGGCTAGCCAAGAGCTGCGTAACGTCAAGGGCATGGGCAAGCTCGGACAGCTGTTGGACCAGCTGCCTGCAGCGATGCGCGATGGCATTGTGCGAGGCGGCGTTCGTGCCGGCGCCAAGGTGCTGCGCGATGAAGCTGAGCGCCTCGTCCCGGAGCGGAGCGGCGAGCTTAAGAAGTCGATTCGCGTGCGCGTGCGCGTGTTGCGCGATGTGGTCGGCGGCATGATCGTGGCCGGTGGCAAGAAGTCCTACTACGCGCTTTGGGTTGAGTTCGGCACGGCAGCGCACTTGATCGCGGCCAAGTCGGGCAAGGCGCTGCGGGTGCTGGGGCGTTTGGTTGGCAAGGTGGATCATCCCGGAGCCACACCCCATCCGTTCATGCGCCCTGCGCTGGACAACAAGGCTAATGAGACGCTGCGCGCCGTCGCCGAGTACATCAAGCGTCGCCTCTCTCGCGCGCGAGGGTTGCCGGACATTAGAGCGGAAGCGCGCTCGGTAGATGTGGAGGTCAGCTGATGAGCGGCATTGTCATCCTGATGAACGTGCTGATGAACACAGCAGCCGTCACGTCGCAGATCCCGGCCGCTCGGATGTACCCAGGCGAGCTGCCGATCGGCGTAAGCTTACCTGCGCTGGCGATGCAAGTTGTTTGGGGTTCGGAGAACAAGCCGCTCAGCGGACGCGGCAACAAGTTGTTGCGCCGTGAGCGAGTGCAGGTCACGGTTGCCGCTGCGGACATCACAACGGCGATGGCTCTTGCCACGCTGGTGCGCAAGACGCTGCGCTTCCGAACCGACGCAGTTGCAGGCTTCACGGGCGTTTCCGTGGTGCCAGACGCGGATGGCCCTGACGCCTCGATCCCAGAGCCTGTCATTCATCTGCGCATGAAAGATTACATGGTGACTTATCATGAAGTCAACCAGTAACCATCTTTGCCGAAAGGCGGAGGCCCACCGCCCGCGTGGCGGGTTTAACGTTCGAAAGGTAACATCATGTCTGTAGGACCCTCAGCGGGCACCCTCATCGCCATCTCGGCGACCAACCCCGGCGCTTACACGGCGGCGGGCTACAACGCGATCGCGTCCACGTTTGTCAACATTGGCGAGATCGTCAATGGCGGCGAGTTCGGCCGCGAAGACAGCCTTGTCACCCACAACCCGCTCGCGACGCGCGGCACCCAGAAGTTCAAGGGCTCGTTCAACGAAGGCGCGCAGCAATTGCAGCTGGCGCTGGACACCGACGATGCAGGCCAAATCTTGGCCAAGACCGCATCGCTGGCCACCACCGATTACAGCTTCCGCGTGACCATGCCCAACGGCGACAAGTATTTCTACCGTGGCAAGGTCATGTCCTGGAAGGTCGGCGTCAACGGCGTGGACGACATGACCTCCGCGACCATGAACGTGGAGATCACCACCAGCTCTGCCGGCGTCGGCATCGTCGAGTCGCTGGCTGCCTAACACCAGTCGAAAGACTGTGACCGCGCACAGACCCGGCCGCATTCGCTACCTACGCGGGTGGCGGTGCGGTTGGGCGAGTGCTTCTTTTGCAACTACCCGCGAATTAGGTAAATCATGAACGACGCTCAAGTCATCAACGCATTCAACATCGAAGAATTCGAAGTCGCCGAGTTCGGTGTGCTGCACGTGCAGAACGCCAAGGACGACGGTCCCCTGCTCTATCAAGGTCAGCCCGTGACCATCGAGATGTACGGTCCTGGCAGCCAGCATTACATCCGTGCGCAGGCCAAGATCGACTCCGCCACCCAAGCTCGCATGTTCGCTGCCATGCGCAACAAGGCGAAGGACAGCACCGACGAGCAGCGCGCCAACGTGAACGCCAAGCTCGTCGCCTGCACCAAGAGCATCATCAACTTCCCGATCCCGGGTGGTGCGCAGGCGATCTGCGACAACTCCAAGCTCGGTTACATTCGTGACCAGATGGCGCGCTTCATCGAGGACTGGGCAAATTTTCCGCCCAGCTCGTCGAAGAGCTGAAGAGCTACGTAAGGCAGCTGGGCTGGTTGCATGCCGTTCCGGAAGATCCGCAAGCAGACAAACGTGGCAAGCGGCATAAGCCGGATCGGCGGCCGAGGAAGAAGCGGCTGGAGGACTCAGGCATGCCAGTGCCTATGCCGGATCTTTCTGGATGCAACCACCTCATCGCCTATCTCTTCGAGGTCGGACCCATCAGCCAGGGCGGAGCTGGGGAGGGTCCGATAACATGGGGCGAGCTGAACCACTGGCAAGCGGGCACGTGCAGGTTGCTGACGCCTTGGGAGAAGACCACTCTGCGGGTGCTTTCTCAGGAATACTTGTCAGAACTTCACGCGGCTGTAGATCCGAATCGACCTGCGCCGCTGATCCCGGCAGAGACCCTGGGGGCGACGCGCGTGGCGGTTGATAAGGCGCTCAGGAACCAATTCCGCAGCTTCATAGAGGCACGCAAGAAATGATCGCCGGCACCCTTGAACTCCAGATCCTAGCAGACATCGCCCGACTCCAGAAAGACATGGAGTCGGTGAAGCGCACCGTCAATCGCGCCATGACCGAGGTTGAACGGGCGATCGATCGCGTGCGCGGACGGTTCGAAGGGTTGCTCGGTGGCCTTTCTGTCGCTGCGTTCGCCGTGTGGATCAAGGGCGCGGTCGACTTCAACGACAGTCTCAACGACCTGAGTAAGTCCACAGACATAGCTGTTGGTAAGCTTGCCGGGCTGTCGCTGCTATCCAAGCAGAATGGAACGGAGTTGAACGAGCTGGCCAAGGCCGTCAACAAGCTGCAGCAAAACATAGGCAAGGACCCGGAGAAGTACGCCAAGATCGGCGTCACCGCGCGCGACGGCGTCGGCGCGTTGAAGCAGTTGGCGCAAGTGTTTCAGCAAGTTGACGATGTTCAGCTGCGCAATGCCGTTATGAACGAGGCGCTCGGCAAGAGCTGGCAGTCTGTGGCTGGCGTGCTGTCGCTCAGCGAAGCCGAGATGGACAAGGTCATCAAGCGCGGCACCGAGCTGAGCCGGGTCACCAAGGACAACGCGGCAGAGGCCGACAACTTCAACGATGCTGTTGCCGAGATGCAGCAGGCGTTGCACGGCACCGCGACCAACCTGTCTAGCTCGATGCTTCCGTTGCTGACCACGTTCGTCAGCGAGCTCACCGACGTCATCGACAAGACCAACGAGACGACCGGCGCGTTCGATCCGCTTACCGAGACGTTGCGCGCGCTGATCATTGTCGGAGGCAACGTCGCTTTTGTCATCCGCGCGATCGGCATCGAGATCGGCGGCATCGCAGCGCAGGCCGCAGCCTTCTTCAGCGGCGAGTGGGATCGCGCGGCCGAGATCGGGCGTCTGATGCGCGAGGATGCCGCGCGCAACCGGGAAGAGTTCGATGCCTGGGAGCGCAAGATCATGTCGGCTGGCACCGCCAGCATGGCGCTGGGCGACACCACCGATGCGCTCTCTCGGCGCTTGGACGCCAACGGCCGCGCAGCACGCGGCGCTGCTGCCGGGCTGCGCGGGTTCATCGACAATGGCGAGGCCGCCAAGAAGGTGGCTAAAGAGCAGGCCGAACTGCAAAAGCTGATGCTTGAGATGAGCGGCCTGTCTCCGTCGTTCTTGGAGGATTGGAATCGACTGAACATGGCGTACAGGGCTGGCGCCATCAATGTCGAGAAACTGGCGGAGGCGCAGGCAGCGCTGTTGCAGAAGCAGCCGTTCATGCAGAAGCAGCTGGAAGCTGAGAGGAAGGCGATCGAGGAAGCCGCCGAAGCGTACGAGCGCAAGTGGCAGGCGCAGGACGGCACGAATGAAAGTCTCCGCAAGGAGCTGCAGACGCAGCTGGACGCCAACAAGGCGATAGGCCTGAACACCAGGCAGCTCGCCGAACTGGAGCGCGCCAAGATGCTTGACCGCGCTGCTTCTCTCGAGCGTCGCGCGACACTTGCAGACGAGATCGATTGGTCCGGTCGCATGGGGGATGCATACCGCGAGGAGGCTCGCCTCTTGCGCGACCTGGCAGACGCGAAGACGCATGGCGCTCAGCTGAACGAGGCGTTTGAGCAGCACAAGGCGTTCTGGGAGTCGATCGACCGCACGGCTCATGACGTGTTCACCAACGTGTTGGAGGGTGGCACAAACACATGGAAGAAGTTGAAGGACACGGCCAAGGCCATCTTCTTCGATTGGCTGTATCAGATGACGGTCAAGCGCTGGCTACTCAATGTGTCGGGCAACTACAGCATGAGCGCGAGTGACCTGGCACGCGGCGTTGTCGGCGGCGGCGGTTCTGGCAGCAGCGCGGCGGGATCACTCAGTAATCTTACGTCGCTTGCCAGCACGGCCAGCAGCCTTTACACCGTGGGCAGTCAAGTGCTTGGCGGGTCGATGTCCGTTGCGAACGGTCTCGGCACGCTGTACGCCAACGCGACCGGCACCGGTCTGTCTGGTCTTCTGGCGACGAACGGTGCGTACGGAACGGCTGCTGGCGCTGCCGGGGCGGGGAGCGGCGCTGCGGCTGGCCTGGGCGCCATTCCGGTTGTCGGTTGGATCCTTGCCGGCATGATGGCGTCTGGCAGCTTGTACGACAAGGGCTACAAGTGGGATAAGGGCAACACGTGGGCTGACCCCGGCATGACCATCAACACCGAACTGCTTGGTATGTTCGGCATCGATGGCAAGATGGCTGCGATCCTGACCGGCTCTTCCATCCTGCAGGCCGCGTTGCAAAAGCTCGGCATCGGCGGCGAGACTCGTTCCGGCGCCACTTACCGCAACGGCCAGCTTGCACACGGGCCGTCCGGCGGCGAGATCCCGGGCGCGCGCGACGCGGTGAACGCCACCATGCAACAGATCAACGGCATGCTGGAAGCGCTGGGCAGTGGCGCGCGATTGACGGATTTCGTCTCTGCGCTGGAAAGCTCGCGGAAGGGCAAGGGCTTTGTTTATGCCGGTGGCACGCTGAATACCGGTGCAACCTTTGGCGAAGCAACTGAAGCCATTGGACGCAACAACCGTCGTGGCAACAAGAAGCCGGAGGAGGCGGCGAAGGAGTTCGGCGATGAACTCAAGCAGGCTACGCTACAAGCGTTGGCCGTTGCTGATGTGCCCACCAAGGTTCGCGAGTACCTGCAGAGCATCGGCGACATAAACGTGCTGGCGACAGCCAAGCTTGATGAAGCGCTTGCGTTCGTGAATCAGGTCGCCGTCGACGCAGCCGGGTTCCGTGCCTTGACGGTGGAGTTGCCTTCCGCGCTGCTGTCGCTAAAGAATGTTGCCACAAACACGGCCGTCGTCATAATGGACGCGGTCGGCGGTCTGGACGCGTTCAAGGGAAGTCTCAGCAGTTACATCGACAACTTCCTGACCACGGAAGAGAAGCGGCAGTTCGCAGCTGAACAGATCTCCAAGGTCTTGAACGAGTCTGGCCTATCGACAACTGCGGCTCAGGTGCTTGCCACCACGCGTGAACAGTTCCGCGCTTTGTTTGAATCTCTTGAACCGGGCTCGCCAGCGTACAACGCGCTGCTCAAGGTGAACGGTGCGTTCGCCGCGCTCGTGCCTGTTGCCGAGGGAGCTGCTGATTCTGTCAACGGCGTCTCCAGCCAGCTGATGGGGTTCGGGAAGAGCCTGTTTGAGTACGTCCGCGAATTGCGCGCGGATCGCGTGGACACCTCCTCTCCGCAGGCAGAGCTGGCCTTGCGCCGCGCCAACTACCTGCAGGACTTGGCACTCGCGCGCACAGGCAATGCGGACGCTTACGGCCGCATCCAGTCTTCTGCGCAGGCCTATCTAGAAGCCCAGAAGGGTTGGTCCGCCAGCGGGTCGATGACCCAGGCTGTTATTGATCAAGTCATCTCTGAGTTGTCTGCGCTTCCTGCCGTCAAGAGTTATGAACAGCAGATGCTGGAGCAGCTAGCGCTGATCAACCAGTCGGTTCTGTCCTTGCCGATGCAGATCGCCACGCAGTTCACCGCCATCGACTTGAACGTGGACGGCATGCTGACGTTCGCAGAACTGCAGGCGGCGCTTGTCGGCAAGGCAACAGACGCACAAATTGGCGCGCTTATCGCTTTGACGGACCTCAATGGCGACGGACAGTTGAGTCGACTGGAAGTTCTGACCGCGCAGGGCACCGTGCAATCTTCGCAGCTGAACACAACGAATCAGTCGGTTCTGTCCTTGCCCGCGCGGATCGCTACGCAGTTCACGGCAATTGACCTGAATGTGGATGGGATGCTGACGTTTCCGGAGCTGCAGGCGGCGCTCGCGGGCAAGGCCACCGACACGCAACTGCGCGCTCTGATTTCATTGATGGACGCAGACGGTGATGGGCAGATCAGCCATCTGGAGGCGCTGACTGCGCAGGGCAACATTCAGTCCGCGCAGCTGCATGCGATCAACGCTTCAATCTTGAGCACGCTGGGCGCGTCTCAGGGGGCGCTGACTCCGCCTCCGCCGCCAGCGCCGATTGTCGCTGCGCCAGTGTCTCCTCCGCCTGCTGCGCCAGCCGATCCGATGTTCCCGACTAACATCGGCGGTTTTAGCGTCAACTGGGAGGAGCAGACGCTTTGGGGGATGACGCGCCGTCAGCTGTATGATTACTACGTGGCCGCTGGCGGCACCCAGAATCCGTCGGATTGGTTTCTGTACAACGGAGGCATGCAAGTCTGGCCCGTGGACAACAGCACAAACGACGCCGGTGATGCGCCAGGTGCTTATGCCAACGGCGGCAACCATCCAGGCGGCTGGCGTTGGGTTGGCGAGCGTGGGCCGGAGCTGGAGTACACCGGGCCGTCTCGCATCTTCAACCATCGCGACAGCATGAACATGTCTGGCGGGGCGAACGGCGCATTGCTGGAGGAGGTGAAGGCGTTGCGCGACGAGGTCCGCGGCCTTAAGAACATCATGGCAAGCGGGCAGGTGAAGACCGTGGAGACGTTGGAGTCCATCGACCACAACACTTCTGAAAAGCGCACGTCTGAACTTCTCGCGAGGGCATCGACGTGAGCTACTTCAACGACAAAGGCGTTGCTTACAGCATCGACGTCTTTTATTGGGTGCCAGGCTCTCCTGGGTCGTTGGAGCAGCAGGCGTTCTCTACGCTCGCAGAGCGCGACGGCACTCCGCAATATCTGGAGCGGCTGAAGCAGATAACCTTCGACGCACCGTTCTTCGGAGACTACGGCACCAGGGGTCCGCGTCGGCCGTGGAACGGCTTTGCCATGCTGGACAACTCTGACGGTGACCTTGACGCTTACGCCAACCGCAACGTGCAGAAGCGCGAGTGTGTGCTGCGTGTACGCGACTCGAATCCGGATGTGAACACCACGCGTACCGAGGCGCTGCAGTTCGCGGACGCGGTTGAAGTGGACATGGATCAGGTCATGGTTTACCTGCGTGACCACGCGTACATGCTCGACAAGCCCGCATTGACCAACCGCTATGCAGGCAACAACTCGTTGCCCGCTGGCCTTGAAGGCACGGCAGCAGACCTGAAGGGCAAAACCAAACCAAAGCTGATCGGCAAGGTTTACAACTGGACCCCGTATCAGGTGAACACCTCTCGCCTGATCTATCAGGTGAACGACGGTGCGTTCAACACCGGATGGTCCATCGTCGTGCGCGATCAGGGCGTCGTCTTGACCGCTGGGGCAAACTACGTTAGCCAGGCGGACATGGAGACCACCGCCCCTGCTGCTGGTCAGTACCGTGTATGGCCGGGCGGCGGCTACATTCGGTTCGGGTCGAAGCCTGTCATGCCGACGCTGGATCTTGTCAACCCTGTGTCGACGTCATTGTCCGCTACACCTACGCTTTCAACCGGCCACGAGGTGCACGGGTTGGTTTGCCAGTTGCTGGACTGGTCCACCATTGGCAACACGGTCACGGCCGTCGGTCCTGGGTTGGCGGCCTATCCAGATTGCGGCATTGCGCTGGAGGGGGATGTTACATACCTTGAAGCGATCAACACGCTGTTTTCCGGTGTGTCGGCCACATGGGCGGGCAATGGCAATGTGATCAATTTCTACGCCTTGGCAGATCCGTCTGGGGTGTCTTCGCCACCGGAGTATGACGACGACAACATTCTTGAAACTCGGCCCGGAGCCACTTCGCTTCGCAAGGTTAAGAGTGGCGACGACGACAGAGGCGTCCCTGTGTGGCGCGTGGTCGTGCGTTATCGTAAGAACCACACGGTGCAAACTGGATCGCAGCTGGCAGGCGGCGTGTCGGCGGCGGATCAGGCCATCTTCGGTCAGGACTATCGCACCGTGTCGGCTTCGGACAGTGCTGTGCTGGTGGACTACCCGAACGCAGCCGAAATAACTGTCGACAGTCAGATCTATGACGAGGGAGCAGCGCAGGCGGAAGCCAATCGATTGCTGGCGTTGCTCAAGGTGTTGCGTAGCTTTTACGCCTTTGATACGACCATACAGATCGACAGCGCGAACGACCTGACCTTCGCCTCCTATCTCCGGCTGGTGATGGATCGCTTCGAGCTGGATGCGGGGAAAAACTTTTACGTGATCGGGCGCAAGTTCGATTCCGCCAATGACACTTTGACCGTTACGGTGTGGGGCTAGGCTATGGCAAACATCAAACTCATCTCGGAGAACGCAGCGGACACCGCGACGTATGCAGCGAGCAGCACGACTTCTGGTTTTCCAGTCAGCAACATCGGGCTGCGGGACACATCTCTGAAGTGGAAGTCCAGCAGCGAAGTTTTCAAAGGCTTCCGGTTCTCGCTGGCTGCGCCTGCCATCGCCGCAGCGTTGGCGCTGAGTCACCACAACGCTCAAGAGGACGACTACTGGCGCGTGCGCGTCGGCACAGCGCAGTTCGACATCGACTACACTGATGGCGAGACTGGCACCCTGTTGCACCCGTTCATCACGTACGGGGGCGGCACCAACGGAACGATCGTCAACGAGAACGGCGTGGTGGTGCCGATGACGCAGCCGCGTCTGGACCACGACCCCGCCAAGTACCGCAACGGCTTCCTGCAGTCGGACGACATGTCTGTTTCGCCTTGGTTCAAGCAGCTCGCATGGGTGCTGGACGCGCGCACAATTCACTTCGACGCCAATGGATTGGTGACCCAAGGCAACAAGGAGTATCTGGCCGCCGACTACACAATCAGCGTGGACGTCCGCTTGGTCAGTGGCAGTCCGGACTTTCAGTTCCGGTTTGGCAGCGGTGCGGGCGTCTTGCTCTCCAGCACCAAGACGGCGACCAGCCAGTGGACGCGGGTGTCTGCAACGTTCACGAACTCCACTGTTACGCTTACGGGCAGCGCCGGTGTCGTGAAGGTTTCTGCTGCTGGCGTTCTGCAGTTTCGGAATTGGCAGGTCGAGCACGGGTCGACGGCGCGCTACCCGCGAGCCACGACGACCTCTGTGTTGTATCAACGCATCGGGCGGCTGCGCGAATCGGCCCGCACGAACCTCATGCTGCGTTCGGAAGACATCACCAACGCAGCTTGGGCCAAGGGCAACGTGACTGCTAGTGTCAGCTCGGCAACCGCGCCCGGCGGCTCACCCAACGCCGCTCGCATCACGGAAAACACAGCGAACACAGCGCACAGCATCAGCCAAGGTGCAACTGTCATCGCAAACGGTTACATCACGGTTTCGATGTGGGTGAGGCGCGCAGTTGGTTCGCGACACGCGCGCTTGCAGGTTAACGATGGCAGCGGTGCTCATGGGTTCACCGCGTACTTTGATCTATCCAACTTCACCGTTTCGGTAGACACACTGGCCATCGGCTCTGGGCTCGCCGTTGCTGGCGCGGTCATACAGAAGTTCCCCGGTGGTTGGGCTCGCATCTCATGCTCTGGCAAGATGGACGCCGCGTCGACCGCTGCTACGTTCACCGTCTTCATGATGAACGCGACCAGCGGCACAGCCGTCTATACGGGCGACGGAACTTCTGCTATTGATGTGTGGGGTGGGCAGCTGGAAAACGCTCAAGGTGTGTCCAGCTACATTCCGACTACATCGGCAGCTGTCACGCGAACCGTTGACACAGCTTTTGTCGACAACGGGGCAGATGTCACTGTGGGTTCGGCAGAGGGCACGCTGTACGTGGCGCTTATCCCCAGCAGTTCTTTCGTCACGCCAGCGGGCACGTTGGTCGGCGCGGCAGCGATCACCGATGGGACTGTGAACAACCGCATCCGCTTGCGGGTGCTAAGTGACACGGTCAGCCCGACCGTCGACACGATCGTCGTAAGCGGAGGCGCGACCACGTGGGATTCGGCCAACGCCCCCTTGACGGTTGGCGCGGAGATCCGCACTGCGATCGCGTACCGGGCGAATGAGTTTGATTTCTACGCAAGCAGCGCGTCACCTGCGACCAACTCGGCTCTGTCCGTGCCTTCCGGGCTGACGCGCATCAACCTGGACGAAGAGATTACGCGCCCGACATGGCAGACGCGCGTGGCGTACTGGAACAAGCATATGACGCGGACCCAACTTGCCGCCATGGTTGCAAGCAGCCCGAGCGCGTCTGGCGTCGGGTACGATTCCGGGTTCATCAAGTGCCTGCAGATGGATTACAGCCATCGCTCAAATCCGCCGCAGGACTGGGGCAGCGTGTTTGACTTGATCGAGCACTTCCCGGAGCTGACGGTCACGCGCGGCGCCGTGGAGTTCTACACATACAACCATGCAAACCCGCCCACGTTCACGGATGGTCGGCTGCAGATCGGCCGCATGTTCCTTGGCAAATCCAGCTGGCAACCGGAGTTCAACGCGGAATACGGATTGCAAAGTGGCTGGGTTGATCAGTCGTCGTTCAACAGCACGCCAACTGGCAAGCGCATCTTTAATCAGAAGCCGCGCTACCGCACGGAGTCGTTTGCGTTCCCTGTGCTCAGCGAGCTGGAAGGTGAGCAGGTTCACGAGATGATCGGGTTCTCTGGCATAGCCAAGGAGGTGTTGTACCTGCGTGACCCGGATGACCGCGCGCTCAACCAGCAGTTCGGATTCATCGGCACGCTGCAGCAGCTAGACCCGTTGCGGGCGCCGTGGTTCGCGCATCACGCGCAGGCGTTCCAGTTGACCAGGCAGCAGTAGTTTTCTAAAGAGGAGCGTATGAAGTTCGACAGTAAGATGGACATGGGCAACGTGCTCACCGCGGTGAGCCTTGTGCTGGGCGGCGCCGGAGCGGGCGTGGCAGCGTACAACGCGCTGGACAAACGCGTGACGGTGCTGGAGACGGAGCGCATCAACGCGCAGGCTATGGCGAGTGAGCGCGCGTTGAACACGCAGGCAGCGCTCAACGAGATCAAGGCGGACATCAGGGAACTAACGCGAGAGCTTAAGGAGCAACGCAAATGATCGAGCTGATCGGCATCCTCTTCGGCGGCGCAAGTCGCTTGTTCCAGCACTGGATGGATCTGCGAGAAAAGCAGAACGAACGCGCCCACGAGCTGCTGATGTACGACAAGCAGATCGAGATGGCCGACAAGCGCCACGTGCACGACGCCGAGCTGCGCAAGATGGATGGCGAGAACGCCGAGGCCAAGGCTGAGTGGCAGGCGATCATGGCCGCCGTAGAGGCGCAGGCCCGCGAGGCCGCTGCGGCAGGCGGCTGGGTCGCCAAGGTCTCCGCAAGCATCCGCCCGTTTCTGACGATCTGGCATGCCGTCATCCTTTACAGCGTGGTGAAGGTGGCTCTGTTCTACCTCGCCACCACGGGAGGGTTGAACTGGGCGCAGGCGGTGCTCGAGATCTACGGTCCGTTCGACAAGGCCATGGTCGGCTCCATGGTCGGCTTCTGGTTCCAGGATCGCGCGCTGCGCCGGAAGGCATGGTGAGCTGGCTCAAGCTATGCGCAGCCCTGACCAAGCCGTTCGAGGGCTGCGAGCGGCGCAAGGCGGACGGCCTGATCCACCCATACCTGGACAGGCTGGCCAAACCGCCCGTTTGGACCCGAGGGTATGGACGGACCTACGGCATCACCGAGGCGAGCCCAGCCATCACGCCGGGCGAGGCCGAGTCTGAGCTGGAGGAGGGGCTGGGGAACTACGGCAGGCGGTGTGCCTCGCTGGCGCCGGGGCTGGTGGCGCGGCCGGAGTGCATGGCGGCCGTCACGGACTGGGCTTGGAACTGCGGGACAGGCGCCTTCAAGGCGAGTCGCCTGCGATGCGCGATCAACGAGGGTCGGTGGGGTGATGCAGCGGAGCTGCTCCGCAAGCCGAACACGGCGGGCGGAGTGGTGCTGCGCGGGTTGACGCGGCGTCGGGAGGCGGAGCGGGCGCTATTCCTGCTTGGCGCCGGGTAGCGCCCGCTGTCGCATTAGCCTTCCACCGAGGGCGTGGCCACCAGCGGCGCGGCGAGCGCCAGGAAGGCTTCGCCGGGCTGCAGCGGGTTCGCCGCGTTCTGCGCTTCGATTTCGATCCGGGCAGCGGCCTCATCGTTGCAGCTGGCGACGGCGGTCATCTGCCCGGTCGCCGAGCGACGCACGATGATGAGGCGGTTGGTGTAAAAGTCCACAGAGTTCTCCACAGAGGGTCCAGCCGGGTCCGGGCTGGGCGGAGCAGGGGGAACATCCCCCGGCATTTCGTGGTCGCCGCCTCCGCACCCGAAGAGGGGCGCAAAGGCGGCAGTGATCAGAAGGTGTCTGCGTTGCACATTTATCCTTTCTGCTTGTTGAAGTTTGTATTATGCTCCAAAGTCTACATAACGCAAAGCCCCTTCAACATAGAGGGGAATTGCCCTAAAACAGCTCAAGCTGCTCGTCCAGGTGGATGTGGTTCGACTCGGCCAAGTTCACCTTGGCGGGCTTGACGGACAGGTTCCACGGGACCGTCAAGCCGCAGACCCGAGGATGGCTGATCGGGATGTCGTGGGCGATGTGCTGCTCGACGCCACTCAGCTCGCTCACCTGCCGGGCGCGGAGCTGAATGAGCTTCAGAGCGTCCCGGTCTACCCAGGGTGGCGTGCTCAGGACGACCCGCGTCACGTAGGCAGCGCGCCCGGTTTTCAGGATCCAGCGCGGCACGTCGCCCGCCAGGATGCGCTGCTTCAGCTCCCTCAGGCTCTCGCCTTTGCGGTGCACGACGTAGTCCAGCGTTCCCATGTTCAGAAGGGGCAGGCATCTGCCAGCTCACCAGGGGTGTCCCACGCACGGTCTGCTGCGGCCTGCAGCGCGTCGACACGCGGGAAGATGGTTGGGATCATGCAGCCCTCGACCTCGCCGTAGCCTCGGCGGTCGCTGAGGTTGTGCGCCGGGGTCTGCACCTCCAGGTGATCCGGGTGGATGCACCTGCGCACGTAGCAAAGGTGCCCGCCCTCGTCGAACGGGAACTCTGCGTTCAGCACCTCCTCCAGCATCGCCCTGTGCGGCGAGCGGCTGCGCGGTTGCCCCGCGACGCGCTCTGTGAACTCCGGGTACCCGCGATTGCCGATGTATCCTGTCCACAGCCAACAGCCTTGCTCGCTTTCCGGCTCTGCAGTGTTGGCCACCAATCTGGCGTAGCGCGTCGCGTACTTGGGCATGGCGTCAGAAGCGGTTGCCGTCCTGGCTCGGAGCCACGCGGCGTTGCTGTTGTTCGCCGCCAGCCGACTCACCGTCCATCGGCTCTTCGTAGCGGACCTCGACCATGCCCTTCTTCACCGTCTCGTAGAACGCTTTGCCCTGCTTGTACAGGATGGGATCGGTCACCCGCCCTTCCATGGTGAAGCGCACGCCGAACCACGAGCCGTCGTCGTTCTTCTCCGGCACGGTGTGCACGCGCACGGTGGAAGCGAACATGGACGGCTGGTACGGACCGCTGGGACCTTGCACCCGGACACTGGCGAGCGCGCTCATGAGCGCCTTGCTCTTCTTGATCTGTGTGGAGCGCAGCGACAGCAGCGCCTGCACGGCGGTGCCTTCCGCCTCGTTCACCAGCAGCACGTAGTGGTTGCGCGTGTCGACGATGCGGTCGCAGCGCTTTTCGTTCACGGTGCCGTCCGGCAGCGGCACGTAGAGGCGTCCGTCCACCTCCACGATCTGGCGCTTCTGGCGCATGTCGGCCACCACCTCCGGCGCGATCTCGCCCTTGAACCCGGCGCCCTCGCCACCACGCGGACCCCAGCGCAGGAACACGCGCTTGTAGTGGCACGGCACGATCAGCGCGCCGCGCTCCTTGCCGTCGATGAGCTGGCCGGTGACGTTCTCGTACAGCATGCCAGCCTTGGCGCCTTCGATGAACTTGCCGTCGGCCTCGTCCACCTGCGGCGAGTTGCTTTGCAGCACGCTGAGGAACGGGATCGCGAAGGAGTCCTCCGTCGCATTCTCCATGCCTGCGCCGGCATCCGCAGCGAACATCGCCGCCATCGTAGCGTCCACCACAGCTCCGCCTTGCGGCTTGACCACGGCGGGCACGGTTGCTTTCTGAGTTTGTTGATTGGCTTTTGCCATGAATGATCTCCAGAGAGATTGTGCCGAGCAGGAGGGCGCTCGGCGAGCCCTGCGCTCACGCGCGCTTGTACGCCCGCTTCAGTTTGCCGGGACGCCCTTTGCCCTTGGGGGCGACCAGCGTCTCGGTGAACGGGAAAACGCCGAACAGCTCGTTGGGGAACTCACCGCCCTTTTCGCGCTGCTCCTTGCAGAAGCTCTTGAGCGTCTGCCAGTGCACGCCATCGCTGCGCTCGGCGGTGAATCCAGCCTTGTAAAGCAGCGTCATCACAGCGGCAACAGATTCCTCGTCGCCGATGCCGAAGCTCAGCGACACCTCCGACTTGATGATGCCGCCGAAGTTGTTGTCGCGCAGCCATGCGAAGGCCTGGGCCTGCCGCTCCTCGGTGATCCCGCAGCGGATGTCCGGCTCGATCTTTATGACGGTGCCATCCTCCAGCTTCACCTCGGTCATTCCGACCTCGCTCATGAGCTCGGGGAAGTCCTCCTGCGTGATCTGGCGCAGCGCCTTCTCAGCGGCCTCCAGCTCCACTTCGGCTGCACGCACGCGCTCTTGCGCATTCAGCAGCACCCTGGTCATGTCGGCAACGCGTGCCAGTTCTTCGGAAGCGCTCACAGCTTGATCTCCGTGATGAGGTAGTCAGAGGTTTGTCGATCCCACTTCAGCATGCGCAGCAACCCGCCCGTGCGGCGAGTCGCGATGCAAGCTGCTGCAGCGATCAGGGAAGGGTCACCGACCGCAACGATGAAGTCTTGCTCGTTGCAATCCTCCATCCGATCCTTGATGATCTGGATGAGAGGCGCGGTGTGCAGGCGGTTGGCCTGCGGCGGAAGCATGACGATCACATCGCCGTGCTTGCTGGCGGGCGCCAGGTTGACAGTTGGAACCCACATGCGCAGGTCGGTGTCATACCGACTCGGCATCTGTGGAACGAATACACGCGGCTTCATTTGGGCTATCCTTTCTGAGCGACGAATTATTCGTCGAGTCCTGCCGGCAGATTCAGTTTGCGGTCGCCGAGGATTGTCGCGGCCAGATCAGCTTTCTGCTGAAGGGCCAGCGCAATGCCGCTGTCGATGGTGTCTTCGGCGATCAGGTCGATGTACACCACGCCGTCTTTGGCGAACTTCTCCGTGCCGATGCGATGGTTGCGGTCCTCGCTCTGGATGCGCCGCAGCAGCGAGTAGTAGTTGCTGTAGTAGATCGCGTACGCAGCCGCTGTGAGCGTCAGGCCGGTGCCGCCCGCCTGCTGGTTCATGACGATGGCGTCCGCCGCGCCCTCCTGCAGCTCGTCGATCGCGGCCTCGCGATCCTTGGCCGAGATCCCGCCGTGGTACTCGACGACGCGCAGCCCCTCCTTGCGCAAGCGCGCGGCGATCGCGGCAATCTCCTCACGGAAGCGTGCCCACACGATGAACTTCTTGCGCCCGGCGAACGGCTCGACGGAGGTCATCAGCGCCTCCAAGCGCGGGTTCTTCTCGTCCACGTACAACAGATCCTCGCGCCCTGGCACCACGACGTACCCGCTGGTGATCTGTTGCAGCTTGACGAGCGATGCGAGCGCGCTCACAGGCGTCACCGAGCCGTCCTCCAGACGGATGCGGAACTCATCCTCCATGAGCTGGTAGGCCGCGCGCTGCTTGGTGCTCAGATCGAAGAACACCTGCTGGTAGATCTTCTCCGGCAGGTCCAGGCAATCCTTCTTCAGCACGCGGTACGACCACGGCTCGATGAGCTTGTTGAGCTTGTCGAGATTGCGGTACATCGGCAGGCCGGTGGTGTCGTCCTTGGCAACAATGATGGCGTGCGCCATGCGCGGATTCTTCGCCACCTGCTTCTTCATGGCCCAGTCGCTGTCCGTCACCGGGTTCTTCCAGTCCGCCAACACAGCGTACTCAGAACAGAACGCGCGGAAACTGCTGGTGCCGAGCAGCCCTTCCTCCAGGAACTCCGCTTGGGAGAATATGTCCCACGGCTTGTCGAAGGGCGAGCCGCTGAGCAGGCGCCGTGCCACCGAGTGCGGCCTGAGCCGCATGGCGTGCTTGGTGCGCTCGGCCTTCCCGTTCTTGCCGTACTGAGACTCGTCCCAGGCGAACATGCACCGGGTGGACTGCATGAAGCTGAGCGCGAACTCGAATGCGTCCTTGCTCTGGATCGACTCCCACGCCATGGTCAAGATGCGCAGCGGCTCGGCCGCGCCCTTTGCGCGCCACGTCATCAAGTCGTCCATCTTTGCGCGCTTGCTCTTGCTCATGCCAGCGCGCCATGCACGCTTGATGTTCGGGCAGTCCAGGTGTTTGTCGATCTCTCGCAGCACCCAGTTGGTGTGCACACCGTTGGGCGCGAGAATGAACAGCGCGTTGATCTTGCCCATGGCGTAGTGCCGCTCGGCATCCGCCAGCAAGGTCCAGCTCTTGCCGGTGCCCTGCTCCATGAAGTAGGCGAAGTACCTCTTGCCCGCCGATCGCCGGACGCCTTCCAGCTGATGCGCCATGCCTTGTGTTTTCAAAGTGCCTCCAACAACCGTCGCCAAAAGTTTACGCCGTTAGACATGATGGCGCACGCCGAATGCATGTCGTTGTACGACATAGCGTTGACACGATCCGCCAAGTGCCCCCACAGCGCGAAGTGCACCGACTGATCTTGAATGCCAACGATGATCATCGATCGCCCGCCGTTCATCGTCCAGTCCAGATGCCAGTTGCGCTGCTCGACGTTCAGGCCTTTCTTGTCACCGAGCAGCGGCGTTCCAGGACGAGCCGGGATTCGCTCCGCAACCTTCAGCTCGCAGAAGGTTACCTTGCCGCTGCGCAACGTCAGGACATCCGGGATGCCATCCCCAACCATGTTCTCAATCCGCTGCAGGTTCAGCTTGCCCCGCAGATTGTTGTGCATCCTGTCCCACAGGAGCTGCTCCGGCTTTCTGCTCACGTAATGCCTCCGGTCTGTTCAAGCACTTGACTCTGTCGATTGTGATCATGCTGAAGTTAGGCACGCGGCGACCGCGCACAAGCAGCACATCCTCGCCCACCACGAGGTTCTCGATCGCGATGCGCCCCAGCGGCTCGTAGTCGAAGCGGTCGATGCGGCAGATCACGGGGATGCCGGTGTCGTCCTTCAGCACGAGGTCGGCGAACAGCGTCGGCCCACGCAGAAGCTTGCCGCCGCGCCGCGCGACCCGGACCGTTTCGTTCTGGTCGCGCCGTTCTTTCTTCACCAGCTGCCCGAGGTACAACACGTTGCCCGCTGCGGGGAATTGGTCTGCAGTCAGCAGCACCGACCCCTCAGCACAGCCGTGCGCGTACGGATCTGCGTAGATGCCCGCGTAGGCCGCGCGCAGCGGGTAGAGCTCGGAGAACTTCACGGGCAGAGCCAGGAGCTTCGCTCGCTGCTCGTCGCTCATCTTGCCCGCCGTGCGATCCTCCACGGCCTTGCGCGCCTTGGCCGGGCCGATGCCCTCCAGGTTCATGAACCCGCCGAGCAGAGCTCCATCGACTGCGGCCCAGTTCACATCGCTGCGCTCAATGTCGAAGGCGACGTAGCTCACGCCTTCCTCCGCCATCTCGCGCAAGATCTCCATAGTCTGGTCGTCGTCCTTGGCGTGCCGCAGGCAGGCCGCAGCGTACTGCAGCGGGTGGTAGCGCTTCATCCACGCGCACCAGTAGCTGATGATCGCGTAGGCGCAGGTGTGCGACTTGTTCATGCCCCAGGCGCCGAACGAGCAGATCTGTTCCCAGATCGCCTTGGCGTGGTGCGCCGGGATGCCGTCCTGCGCGGCGCCTGCAATGAACTTCTCGCCCTGCTGGTCGAAGTACTCCTTGCCCTTGCGACCGGACATCGCCTTGCGGATCACGGTCGTCTCGTCCCAGGAGAACTTGCCGATCTCCCGCACGATGCGCATCACCTGCTCCTGGTACAGCACCACGCCAAAGGTGTCCTCCAGCATGTGGGCGATGTACTTCTCGTGCTCTTCCTCCTCGCCCCAGTCGCCGCGCTTGCGCTCCACGTACTTGCCGGTGGCGCCTCCGCCGAGCGGACCTGGGCGGCTCAGCGCGGTCAGGTGGTCAATGGTTTGGAAGTCGTTCACGGCAACCTGAGCGCTGATGCTGCGCTGGCTCTGCCCTTCGAACTGAAACAACGCGCAGTACTTGCGGTCGTTGAAGACCTTGAACACCTCCGGGTCGTTCAGCTTCAGCGCGTAAAGTTCATCAGCCGTCGTGACGCCCGCGTCTTCAATGATGCCAAGCGTACGAAGGCCGAGCGCGTCGATCTTGAGAAGATTGAGAGCCTCCGCGTCAGGCTTGTCCACGTGCGCAACACCGTCCGATCCAACGGTGCAGTAGTCACTGACCGGTACATTGCATACGATGACACCCGCCGCATGGACGCCGGTGTGGCTCGCGTGATTTTCAACCTCGCCCATAACGGCGGCTTTCGGATGGCGCTCCATGAAGGAGCGCCCGACATCGGTGTTATTGAGCGTGTCCTCCAAACCCTTCCCGTACCGAGAGTCGCCAGAGCTGTACTCGATAAGGACGTTGACAAGGTTGAACCGCTCGTAGTCAGGGATGCCAAAGCGCTTGCACACCGCGGCGAGAACAGACTTCGGCTTGTACGTATTGATGTTGCCGATGCGTGCCACGCAATCGCGCCCGTACTTTTCTGCAAGATAATCAATAACGAGGTCGCGTTTCTCATCGTTGAAGTCCACGTCAATGTCGGGAAGATCCTTGCGGGTCAGGTCGATGAACCGCTCGAACAGCAAGCCGTGCACCAGCGGGTCCACCTCCGTGATGCCGATGCAGTAGCACAGCAGCGAGCCGGCAGAGGAGCCCCGGCCCGGCCCGACCAGCATGCGCTCCTTGGCCCACGCGATCATGTCGGCCACCACGATGAAGTAGCTCTCGAAGCCCTTCTGCTCGATGGCCACCAGCTCGCGCTCCAGGCGCTTGGCGTACTCCTGCGTCCACCTGCTGATGTGGCCGAGCGCGATGCGCCTGCGCTTGCCTTCCAGCGCCAGAGCGCGCAGGTCGCCCGGCACCTGGATGATCGGAGCCTTGGGCAGCTCGCTGGCGTTGCGGCAACGATGCGCGACCTCGAAGGTGGCTGCGACGGCGCGGGCGTACTGCTGATCGTCGAGGCAGCGCAACTGCTCGCGCAGCTCCTCATTCGACAGAATGTGCTGAGGGGTCACCTTGCTGCGGTCGATGAGCGCCATGAACGCGGCGCGATCCTGCGGGCGTGGGTAGGAGTTGTCGCTGGTGATCACCAGGGGCTTGCCTGTCTCCTTTGCCAGCGCCAGCGCGCGGCGTTGCTGCAGCGGCGAGGCCGGGTTCAGATCCACGTAGTCGAAGCAGTCCGGATCGCTGAGCGCTGCGCCGGCAAAGCGAACGACGCCGCGTGCTTCGCGGAACAGCTGCGCGATGTCGGCGTCTTCCCGGCGAGCTGCGGTGCTGAAGCGGTAGAAGGCTGCGGTGTCCTCCGCCAGCGCCCAGGCCGTAGGCTTACGCCCATCAGCCATTGGCACGACGAGCTCGGTGCCGAAGAGCGGCTTGACGCCGACCGCGTTGAGCTCCTTGGCCCACTTAACATGCCCCCAAGTGCCTCCGTCCACGATGCCAGCGGCCGGGCACTTCAACTCGGCGAGTGCCGCAGCGACGCGCTTCACCGGGCCGTAGGCTTGCTGGAAGGAGAACTCGGTGCGCACGCGCAGCTGCGGCAGCGCGACCTTGTCTGCGATGTATGTCATGCCAGCTCCCACAGCCGCTCGCGCTGAACGATCTCCACCAGCGCCTTCACGTCGTCCAGGCCACGGTGGGTCTGCTCGTACTTCTTGCCCATGACGTTCTCGTACAGCTCGATCAGGCGCGGATTGCGACCCCACGCCTCCTTGTACAGCCCGACGGTGCACAGCTCCTTGGCGGGCCATGGGAACTCGGCAACGCCCAGCCGCGCGAGCTCGCCTTGCAGAATCGCTTTGTCGAACGGCAGGTTGTGTGCGATCATGCACGTTGCGCCTGCGAAGATGCTGCGCACCTTCGGGAATCGATCCTTGAAGCGGGGCTCGCTGTCAAGCATATCGTTGGTGATGCCGGTGATCTTGGTGATCTCTTCCGACACCAGCATGCCGGGGTGAATGAGGAATGAAAACTCCTCGATCACCCGGCCAGAACTCGGGCTGAGATACATCCCGCCGAACTCGATCGCATGAGGCTGCTTTTCGAGGTCGGCATCGGGATGCAGGGTCAGCCCGGTCGTCTCCCAGTCGAAGACAAGGATCATGGCGTGAACAGGATCATCCAGAACAGGAATGGCCAGAGGAGGATCATGTCAGTACGCCTTCCCGCCTTCGGCCAGCCGGGTTTCCACCTTGTGGTCTTTGCGCTGCGCGTTGTAGGCCAGCTTGGCGGCGATGATCATGCCCAGTGGGATGCCGTACGCGCCTGCCAGGTCGAAGATGCGGATGGCCGCGTCAGCGAGCTCCACGGAGCGCATCGGGTACTGCGGCAGGTGATCGTCCATTTTGTTCTTGCGATCGCCTTCCATCGCCTCGCCGAGCTCGCTCACGGTGAGCATCAGCTTGTTGCTGAAGCACAACGGGTTGTTGCGCGGGTCGGGGATGCGGCCGTCGTCGCTGCCCCACCAGCCTGCCGTGCTGGCCATGCCGTGGCAGATGCCGGTCAGGGCGTCGCCAGCTTCACGAACCTTGCCCATGTTGAGTTCCAGAGCGGTTTCGCGCACGCCCTGCAGCACATCGTCGGCGTCGAGCTTGATCGTCACGTGGCTCATGCGGCCTCCACAGGCGCGTCGCGGCGCACGATGAACTTCAGGTCCACGCCAAGGATGCCGCGTGTGTTGAAGATGCAGTAGGTGTACCAGCGCTGACCGGCGATCGTCGGGTTGACGTGGCTGACGGTGTTCACCTCCTGCGCGATGCCGATGTTCATGGACGCGAAGACGCGCTTGAACTCGCTCAGCTCGACCGCGGTGCAGTGCATGCCCAGGTGCGAAACGCTCGGGCGATGGCGCTCCATCCAGTTTTCGCCCGCCTCGTAGGACAGCACCTCGAATTCCAGCGGCTTCGCAGCATCGCGCGTGGCCTGGTAGTTGAACGCCAGCCGAGCGACGTTCGTCTGCGGCTCGTGGTTGCGCACGCCATCCTTCGGGTAGACGACGCCGCGTGCGACGACGATGTCGCGTGCCCACTCGGTCATGCCGAGCGCGCTGAGCAGCTTGATGGCCGCCTCGGGTTGGGGCGGGCAGATGGCGATCTGCTCGATGAAGAACTTGGGCATGTTATTACGCTCCGTAGGGAAGGATGCAGCCAGAAAGAAACTTGTGATGCGCCTTGGACTGCAGCAGGTAGCGCACAAAGTCGGCCAGTTGTTTCGGGTCGGTCTCCTCACCCGTGAGCAGCGCGTTGAGTTGGTACTGGCGCGCGAACTCAGGCGTCCACCCGCGATCGCGGACGACCTGCGCCTCGATGTCACGGCTCATCTTGGTGCCGGCCAGCTTGTTTGGGCTGATGCCGAACACGGTGATGTCGTGCTTCTTGGTGAGCTCACGCGCCATCTGCAACGTGAGGATGTGCGCGGCACCCTTGCTGGCGTTGTACGCCGCAGAGCACGTCATCGGCATGTGCGACGCGTTGCTGACGATGTTCAGGACGGTGCCGCGTCGGCCGATGAGCGAGGGCAGCAACCATTGTGTCATCTTGAAGATGCCCTTGGCGTTGGTGTCCATGACCTCGTCCCAGGTCTGCTCTTCGAGGTCCTGCAGCCACGCGGTGCGGTTGATGCCGGCGCAGTTGACGAGGATGTCCACATCCGGCAGCTCCTCCGGCAATTCCTCCCGCCGCCACGTACCCTGCGGATCGCGCACATCGTGCCCGAAGCGACTGTCGAATGGGATGACCACGTGGCCGTCCATGACCAGCGCATCGCAGATCGCCGCGCCGAGGCCGTGGCAAGCCCCGGTCACCATGGCTACGCTCTTATACACTTTCGTTCTCCTTGTTGATGATGATGGCTTCCACCATGGCAGCGTAGACGCCTGTGTCGTGAATGCTGTCTTGGTGGGTGAGATTGCTGATGGCGAAGCGGCTCAGCTTCACCAGCATCAGCTCGAAGAGGTGCCACTGGTGGGTGGTCACCAGCTCGGGCGGCACGCCGTTGGGAAACAGAACCTTCACCAGCGGCGCGACCATCTTGTAGTTGCTGCCGTAGACCGCGTTGCGCTCCCGGTAGGTATGCGCCATCTTGTCGAGAATCGCCGCAGCGCTGGTGTCGACGATCGCCGCAACCTTGATGTACTCGGGCGCTGGCGCCTGCGCCGGAAAGCCTTGGACGGCTAGGGGCTTAAAGACCTCTTGGGTCGTAACCCATTGCTCGCCGCGTGTCGGCGGCGCCAGGGGCATCGGCTCGGCGTGGGCCTCGCCGGAGTCCAGCGAGAGCTCTTTGCGGTCGCCGTAGTTAAACATATTGGCGTTCATTTCACTTCCTTTCGTTGGGTGGGGTCATCGCGCACACGTTGTGGATCCAAAGCTGAGCAGCGGGGATGCCCAGCGACCGGTACATCTCGACCACATCCAGTCGGTCGTCGAACGCCGCAACGACGTTGTGCCCGTGCGCCAGAACGCGCTCCGCCATTGCGCGCTTCAGTTGCGCGGAAGGAAGATGGCTGTCGCTCGGCCGCATGAGCAGCGTTGAAAAGTCCACGGGGCAGTGCAGCTTGCGACCGATCCACAGCTTGGTCGTGAAGCGCACGCTCTCGGGGCGAGCAGTCGTGAAGATCGGCTGCGCCATCTTGCTGACTGCTGCGAACATACTCCAGTTGCCCGGCTCGTCGTTGCCGCAGCGGATGTGGTAGGGGTCGTAGCGCTTGTTCGGATCGGACTTGGTCCAGTCGACGAACGGGATGCGCCAGCCGTCGTCCGCCAAGCAGTTGTCGAGGTCCCACAGTGCGACGTTCATTTCCGCTCCTTGCGCATCTTGTCGACCAGCTTGAGGAACTTGCCGCGCTTGAGCAAGTCGTCCGGCCACTCGGCCTTGATGGCCTGCTCCAGTTCCTCGAAGTAGTCGCGGCGCTGCTGGAACAGAAACTTGTCCGCCCACGGATGCACCTTGAGCACCTCGTCGATCATGGCGTTGATCACGCGCTGGTACTCGCCCTGCGTCCGCCCGCCCGTGCGCGACGCGGCGAGGTCCGCCATCGTGCGAAGGTTGAACTTGCAAACGATGTTGGTGGCGATGTTGGTTGGCAGGATGCCGCGTGCGTCCTCGGGCGGCTGGCCGATCTCGATCAGCTTTGCGTACGCAGCGCGCACATGATTGCAAACGTCGACGATGATGCCTGTCGCGAATACATCCTGCTTGTTGCGATCGGTGAACACGTACTCGAATCCGCCGCTGACGTCCAAGACGCGCAACGTCTGCTGAGCGTAGCTCGCCGCTCGGGTGCGCACCTGCTGATGCGTGTACGCCCGGCTGACGCCTTCGACCATGAAGGTGTAGTCGACGAACTCCCAGCTGCTCGGGATGGTGTCGGCCATGTAGGCGAGCTCTTGGTGCGCCCATTCCGGGTCCTCCTGCACCTTGCGGCAGATGTCCTCGAATGCGTTGGCGGTCATGTTGAGGCGCGTCTGCTTGGTGAACAGCAGCGTCTCGACCGCGAGCGGCGTGCAATTGATGAGTGTGACTTTCATCGTCGTTTCCTTTCTGAGAGCGTGATTGTGCCCGCACAGCCCCGAGCAGAGCGTGTGCGGGCGGGATGCGGGTTCAGGCGCTGTGACGCAGAGCGTAACTGTCTGCGGTGCGCAGCAGGCGCTTGATCACGTCGATGTCGTTGACAACGTCGTCCAGCAAAATGTTGCGCCACGTTGCGAACCTGCCGAGCGAGTAGACGCCGTGCTCGTGCGTCAGCTTGAACAGGAGCGCCCGGCGCGCGGCGTCGTCGATCGGCGCGATCTTGCCGTAGCGCTGCTCGACGCGCTCCAGCGGCGTAACGTCATCCCACTCGACGCCGAAGGCCGCGTGCACCTGCTCGCCCCAGCTGTCGCCGCGTGGAGGCTCGTGCATGCCGGCAAACTCGCAGATCAGCGTGTCGCCGGTCATGGAGGCGCGGTACAGCTGCGTGTCCGGGTCCGGGAAGTAGACGGTCTGGTAGACATCCGCATTGCGCACCTTCATGCGCTGCACCAGGATCGGCTTGCGCGTGAACCGCTGGTCGGTGGTGACGCCCAGCGCGTGGAGCGTCTCGGTCAACGGGGCGGTGCTGATGATGGGGGCGGGAGCGCCCTCGGTGAAGAATTGCGCGTTGGTGTCCCACATGATGCGGGCGCCGACGTTGTCCACCAGCTGCTCGTACAGCGTGTCCGGCGCAACAAAGCGCTCCACCGGGGCGATGTTCCAGATGCTGCGATCGCCGAGCAACGAGCCGGTCACCTTGCGCGCGTACAAGTTGGCCAGCTGGATGTCCGGCCCGTGGAACTTGCCGTGCAGGAAGATGCCCTTGTGCACCTTCACGCGCTTGAACTCGACTCCGACGAGCCGCGCGACTGCGTCGGAGCGGAAGCGCAACAAAGCGCGATGGGATGCACGCGGCTCGGGCTGAGCCTCTGCGACAGACGCCTGCGGCCAAGCGTGTGCGGCGATGAGCCCCGCGAGCCCAGCGCCCACGATCAGGGCGGGTGAATGCATGTTCACTCCTCAATAGGTGAAGAAAAGCCCCGGGGCTAGCCGGGGCGAAATGGAGGGTCGTGTTACGGCTCGCGCCGCAACGCTATTGTGCCGTGCTCGGCTTGGAGGGGTGGGGATCGGGCAGCTGCGCGTACTCTTCCGGCGTGACCGGGCGCAGGTGGCCTTTCTCGATGAGCTTCTGGATGTAGCCCTTGGTGCTCTGCTCGAAGTGCTTGTCCAGCGCCTCGATGGTTGCCGCAGAGCGGGCCATGCTCTGGATGCGGATCAGGACTGCGTTGCGCGTGGATCCGGCCTGGGGCTTGCTGGTGCCGGTGAACGTGGCTACGACGGCGTGGAGTGGCGCCTTCTTGGCGGCTGAGGCGCCGTCACCAGCGGCCTTCTTCGGGCGCTCCTGGATGGGTTTTGCTGCCTTGGCGGCCTTGTTCAGTTCGTAGGCCAGGGTGCCCGGCTCGAACACAGGCTCGGCGTCCAGCGCCGGAGGAGGCTCGATGCCGCGCGCTGCGGCCTTCTCTTCGATCTGTTCGCGGGTCTTGGGTTGGGGCTCAGCGCCCTTGGGAATGCCGGTCTTGCCGTCGGCGTCCTTGGCGGCCAGGATGGCCATCTCGACACGCCGCTCGCCGATGGCGCGTGTCTCAAACTTCTTGATGCTCTTCCCGGTAAGCTGGTTGTAGGTGAAGACCAGGTCGCCGGTCTCGGCAGTCGCGATCGCGGCCACGGAGGTGATGAGTGTTGCCATTTTGCAGTTCGTCCGTTCTGAGTTCGTTGTTGATTCTTGATGCGCTGCGGCCTCGGGTTTTACGCCGAGGCCGCTGTGGGCGAGCGGATCACTTCACCAGAGTGAAGCTGAACTTCTCGCCCTTCTCGTTCTCGAAGGTTTTGCGGCCGCTCGCGCTGGCCTTCAGCTCCATGCGGAACTTGATGTGCTGCGACATCGGCAGGCGCAGCTGGCGGAAGGCGTCGGCCACCGAGTTGTACTCGGTGCCGCCGACCTTCACCTTGTTCTTGACGGCGCGGGCAGCGGCCACGCTCTTGTCTTGCCAGGAGGCCTGGATGGCCTCGGCGCGCGAGCGGGGCGCTTCTTCCTTCTTGCGCTTGCCGGGATTGGCGGAGGGCTTGGTGCTCATGGTTATCCTTTCAGAGGTGAGAGTGTGAGCGAGCCTTGAATTCTGCCGGGGCTCGCTCGTTGCCGGCTTAACTGTTGATCTGCGCTTTGCTGTTGGTCAATCTGCGCTGGGCTCAGCTGCGATGCGCGCGCTCTGCTTCTTCAGCCGCCGCGCGAAAAGCGTCGCCGATGGTGCTGGCTGTGTACAGATCGGTGCCGTCGCTGAGGAAGCCGCCGTTCACGAACACGTCAAAGTACGTAGCGTCGTCCTTGGTCCAGCGACGAATGCAGACGACGACATCTTCATTGGCTTGGTTCTTGACCACGTTGCGGGAGATGATGGAGGAGGTCGATTCGGTCATTTCAGTTCCTTTCTGTTGAGGAGCCGATTATGTTCCAGTTTCAACATAACGCAAAGCCCCTCCAACATTCAGGGGAATTACCCCAGCAGCAACGGCCCGGCGCCGGGCTGATCGTTGCCCAGGCCGCGTCGGTTCAGGTCCACTTCCCGCGCCTTGCGGATGCCCTCCACGAACGCCCGCTCGTTGTGCGGCTCGTACGCCTTGCTCTCGCCGTACTTGAACTTGCCGAAGGCTTCCTCCAGCGCGTCCTTCTTGGCCACCACCAGCGCGTTGCCAGCCTTGTGCTCCAGCAGCGCCTCGCTCTCGTTCGGCGAAAACAGCACCGGGAAGCGCAGCGCGCGCACCTCGTTGTCCTGCGCGATCGCCAGGAGCTTCTGCACGCGGCGCATCACCGCGTCGAGCTCAACGGATTGTTCTTCCATGGATTGGTTGCTCCAGTTCATGAAGGCGGAGGATGACCTCCGGGATGGCGTGGTGAGCCGGGTGAAGCGTCGCCCGCGCGAAGTACAGCTGCGCGGCCTCGATTGGATGCGGCAGCAGCCGCAACAGGCGCAGGGCGAGGCGCATCATTCGCTCACAAACTTGTCGATCTGCTGAAGGTTGTTCAGCACCACGTACAGGTAGAGCGCGATCAGGCCGCCAACGCTCAGGTAGCCCAGCTCGAAGTAGGCGACGCACGCGACGACGATGCCGTGGGTGATGACCATGGCCGGCAGCGCTCCGAGCCGGGTGACCATCCAGCGCAGCACGGGGTTGCGCTCGATCAGGCCGAGCTTGAACGCGAACAGCGATGTGGCAACGTCGGCCAGCACCAGGACGATGAGGATGCTCTTGAGGATGAGGATGATCATGATTTCTTGAACGGAGTTGCGTGCAGCAGGTAGTCTTTGGCGGCTTCGCTCAGCTCGCCCGCCTCGATGTCGAAGACAAACATGGCGCGCTTTTCGAGCACGAGATTCGAGTCAACGCTGATGTAGCGCTTGCCGGCGAGCTCGTCCTGGGACAGCGTGAACCAGTACGGGCCGTCCTTGTGGTAGACGCCATTGAACACGTAGCAGCGTCCGACCAGGTGCAAGTCTCCGTGCACGATGCGGTCCTCGTTGGGCTGGTACAGACCGCAGCCGGTGATCAGGCATTGGGGCTGAGCGGCCCAGCGGAACTGCGGGGTCATCAGCAGCGTTGATGTCACGGAAGCCATTGTGGTTATCCTTTCTGAGTTGTCGGTGCCGGATCGACACCCCAAAGCGCTCCGACGAGCGCTTCAGGCTGGGATCAGAGCGCAGCGAACTCTTCGGCGAGGCGCCAGAGCTTGCCGTTGAACTCGTTGCTGTTGACGATGTCGCTCAGGGGGAGGCTCGTCGCTCGCCGACCGCTGCGGCTGAGCCCGACGATGCCGCCACGCATGCCGCTTTCCTGCACGCGGTTGAACACCGACCAGAGCGACCCGTTGTCGTCCTCGGCGCGGCGGACCTTCAGGATCTCTTCCTGGGGGAAGCGGTGCGGGTCGCCCCAGCGCAGCACGGAGGCCAGCTCGGTGAACTTGCGGGTCTGGGCTGCGGTCAGCTCCTTGCGCTTCCAGCGCTCGATGGTGTTGAACAGGGGCTGCGTTTCGGCCGCGAGCTTGCGCACCCGGTGGATCAGGTCCGCCGCAGCGTCGCCTGCGTGGCGCACGCGCTCCTTGGCGTACATGTCGCCGACCACGAGGCCATTGGTGCAGGCGTAGACGAACGCGCCGAGCATGAAGGTCGCCGAGCTGCTGCCGTCGTGGCTGTTGGTGAACAGGAAGCGCGGCACGGCGCCGTGCTGGGGCTTCAGGTCGTTGCGGCGGAGCTCGACTTGGTGCCGGGCGTAGAGCGGGTCAGCGGCCTTGCTCTTGGTGACCTGCACCTGCTGCACGCTGAAGCCTTCCTTGGCCAGCGTGGCGATGATGTCGCGGGTGTTGATGTGGACGTAGCGGTCGCTGCGACCGGGATGGGCCTTGTGCTGCACAACGGCGGGCGGCAGGCGGTCGAGGATGGTGG